TCTCTTACATCTGGTAAAAACTCTCTAATATTTTGTGCTGTTTCTTCGTATGACTCTTGTTTTTCTTCATCATCTGTAAAAAAAGCCGCTATATCAAATCCAAATGATCCTATGTTAGAAATAACATCTTTTCCTGTTTGATAAGCAATTCTGCTAGCACCCATTTGTGGCATAGAAAACAACATACCTAATTGATTATCTACAAAACTTCCCACACCAGATACAGGTTGTTCTGTATCATTTTGTATTTCGTTTTTTAATACTTTAAGTTTTTCAAGTTGCTCTTCGTTAGGAGTATCGCCTTTAAATTTTATTTTAACAGGAAGACCTGTATCGTTATCTAAAACTTGTTTACCACCAAGAGTTAATGATGCACTACCCATATTATAATGAATCCAAATCAAAAATTATTTCTTTTTGCTCTGATGTATCAGTAAAAGTTGTTGTGTTTTCAAAGAATGGTGAATTTTCGTATTCTGTTTGTATATTAGATCGCAAATTACCAAATTCATCTTTATCTAATTTTTCAACTGCTATTGTTCCTGTTAGTTTATTGTTAAAACTACGAACTGCATTTTTCTTTAATCTTTCAGCATTAAGTAGTAATGCATCTTTATCATTTACACCGCCAGCCATTAATATTTTTAATGCGTACTCAAAATCTTTTTCAGATATTCTTCCATCAGGATTGTTTGCTTTAGCATAATCATATCCTATCTGTAATGCTGTTGATCTTAAAATTCCTGTTAATCCTGCGTTATTAGTTTGTATTTTATTTAATGTGTTTAATGCTTTTTGAGACACACTATCTAGATCAGATTGTTTTTCTCCAATAAATAAACCACCACCTTGTGTAATAAATGTTTTAATATTATCTACATTAACAACAAAACTACCTAATGTTTGTGAAGTTAGTGCATTAGGATCAGATAATTGTGTTTGGTAATCATTAATATTTTGTATTAATCCGATTGTACCTTCATAAGCTGTATTAATATCACCTTTTGCTTTTGGTGATATTTTAGATGGTTTTTGATCTGTTTGTAAACTCATTTCAACAAAATTATTTTTAAACTCATCTGTTTGCATTAGCATTTGATCTTTAGGATCATTTAAATTTAATGTCATTGTATCTCCTGCACTATTGACATAACTTTGTGTGTTTGCTTTTACAGGTGTGTTAGCTTTAGCTTCTGCTAATGTTCTTTGTATATCTAAGTTATCTTTTTTAATATCTAGTTCGTCTTCTTTAATTCCTAAAACTTGTTCTCTATATTTTTTTAAATCTTCTCTCGCTAAATTTTCGTTTGATCTTTTCATACCTTGTGCCAAGGCTTGACCAAAACTTACAGGCATTTTAGAATATTGACTTGCTTCTAATAACCCTTGTGCATATCCTTGACCACTTGGAGATAAAACCATGTCTAGTAAATTATCTCTAAAATTAGGTGGGCTTTTAGGTGTTGATCTTCTATTAGCCATACCCATTTGATTGTTCATAGCCATTTGTTGACCAAGTGAATTTGAACCACCTGTTCTATTTGGTGATGGCATATTATTTAAAATACCTGTCAAACGATAATCATTCATTTGATTTGTAGTAAGAGGTTGATAGTTAACCATATTTCTTGGTGATCTAAAACCACCTTGAACCATTTGTCTGTATATGTCGTATTGATTAGCCATTAAAAGAACCCTCCGAGTAATCCGCCACCGATTGCACCTAGTCCACCCATTCCAAAGTTTTGACCAAGTTGATAACCTTGCATTGCACCACCAAGTAAACCTGCGGCTTGATTTCTAAATACAGGCTGAGTTTGTGAAACAGTTTGTGCGTATGGAGAACCAATAGAAGCTAGATACTCTCTTAATTTAAACATTGGTTTTTGTTGTTCAAAGTCAAAACGATTAATACTATCTTGTATCTTAGCCATTTCTTGACCTTCTCTTTGTTGACCAACTCCTGCCAATGCTTGTATGTCTTGATAATCTGCCTGTGCTAGCTGTGGAGCAAGTTGTGTTGCCGCCATCATGTTTTGTCTTTCAGCTTGGTAGTTAGGAGCATAAACTTTTGTTGCTAAGTCTCCTAATTCTTCTGCTAATACTCTTTGGTTTGCCGCACTGCCAAGTCTTCCTGCTTTACTAAATTGTGATTGTACTCCTGCTGTTACATCGCCTGCCATTTGATTGTACAAACCTTGTAAGAACGGATTAGATGTTGGAGATAAATAATTACCTTGTAAAATATTATTTATTTCTGATTGTGCTGATCCTAATAATGGATTACCGCCTGTTGCTCTAGCAGTTGCAAGTTGTAATGCTGTTTCTGTTTCTGGTGAAAAATCTGCGTAAGTTTGGTTTGGAAAATAATTAGGTGTAGATGATTGAAACAAGTTTTGTGCTTGATCGAAAGCTTCTGTTAAATATGGTCTTACAAATTCACTAGGCTCTGCACTAGTTGTCGTTGTTACATTACTTGGGTTACTGCCTTTACTCATAGTTCTTTACTCATTATGTATATTTTTTGTTTAAATCCTTTAAGTTTACGCAACCAACCTTTTCTGCCTGCTACTTCAATAGCTTGGCAATAATTGTTAGTTGCAAAATCTTCTATTTTTTTTTGGATTGGTTCTAACCAATTATCCATATTACTTCCTCCTGCGAGGACATATCGTAATATTCTTTTTCGAGGATACACTGCTACTTCTGTAACAACTGCACACTCAACACCATCTTCCCAACTTATAAAAAGTTGAAATCTGTTTTGTATTAAGCCATCTAAAATATCTCTAGTTCTATAATTATCATCTAAAGATTTTTTTAATAATGTTTCTACATCTTGCCATATATGATGTAAGTCTTCTTTAGGTACTTGGGTTATCATTAGCCAATAACAACATAATCAAAATTCTGGTCTGTATTAGATGAACTTGCATGTGTTAGTGTAGCTGACCCGCTTACCTTTGCTGATACAAATAAATTTGCAAAAGCAGTTTTACCATTAGCTGTAGTAGGGCTAAATAATATGACAGAGTTACCACCTATTCTTGCATCTGTTAAAGTTGTTGTTGTAGCTGATGCAGAAAGTGTAATTGTTCCTGTACTATTAAGTTTCCCATCAATAGTGTTGTTAAGACTAGAAGAAACTAATCGTAAATGCACACTATTATCGGGCATTGATAAAGGCACTACGGGAAATTGGTTTTCAGCCATTATCTTTTACCCTCTGGTCTTGACTCAATGTCAACACCACTCATTGTATTAAAGTTACCAGTGACAGAAACTCTAAGACGATGATACCTTGAAGTTGACCTTAACGGACAATCTCCACTGTCTCTTGTTGATACTGCGCTGCCTGTGCTTATAGTATCTAATTGTGATGGTCTTGATATAGGTGTTACTGTAACACTTGTATTTGTTGATCCATCAACAATAGGTCTGCAATTTATAAGGGTTGATCTTCTACCCTCTGCACCCTCAAATTCTGTTGTATCTACTGTTGCATTTAATGATGTTGCAAGAAATTTACCAAACTTTTTATTAGAATCAAAACCTGCTAGACCAACAATACCCTCTTTGTAAAAGTATGAGTCTAATGATTTAGGTAAGTTGTCTAAATCCCCTAATACATCTAAACTTTCTAATGTTGTAAATGCTTCTTGCGATGCAGTAGAAATAAACTGTAAAGATACACCCGATCCTGTACTCCATTTATCTACAGCATAATTATAAATTAATAATTTATTATTTATATCTGATGTACCTGTTGCACCCGATCCCCTGTATGACCAAACTATTATACTATTGTTAGGGTCAACTGCTGATGTAATACCATCAAGATTAGAAGATAGATCGTCAAAGAAAAAATTATCTATACGACCATTGCCTATTGGTGTTAATTGTTGTCCACCTGTTAATTTATAATATCCATCTTGTGATAAAAAGAATATCATATTACCAAATGATGCAACACTCTTAGGAGCAAATGCACCTACATTGTCTGAAATTTTAGAAAACGTAAATACTAATGGAGTACCTACATAATCCATTCTGTAAATAGCTTTTTCAAAAAATACTATACCAAAACTTTCACCACCAACTATTGCTTGTAAGTTACCATGTGTACCAACAATATCTTGAAAACCAGATTGTGTTGCTTGGCTTGGTGTCCATGTTGAACTGTTATTTATACCAGACCACTTAACTCTTTGGTTATATACTGTAGAAGATTCAGTAGTAAATCCTGCTACAACAAAATCTCTTATTACTGCAATAAATTTTGCTTTTAAAGAAACAAGATCGCTAAAAGCACTATCAACACCTTCTTCAAATTTTTGTATATTATCTGCACCATTAGTTGCTATTATGTTTGATCCAAATTGTGTAAAAGCCCAAAAGTCTCTTGCGTTTTCAGTGGTAGAATTATTATATCCACCTGCTTTAGATTTATCTTGAAATACAAGTGAACTATCCATTTGATAAAGTTTACTTCTATCACCTGCATAGTTTGTTGAACCACCACTAGAAAAAGATGTAAATAATCCAACAGCAGGGTTAGATAAACCTGTACCACTTAATGCTTG